TGGTTAAAGGCATGTCGCCCTCCGTTTTGTGGTTTGGTGCAGGCTGTTCCTGCGGTGTGAAAAAAGATTTGAGTTTGTTGACGACAGCAACCCATGAACTCTGGCGCTGAACCTCTGTCCCGGTATCATCAAAGACAATCTTTCCGCCTTCAGACTTGTATCCGTAAACCTTCGGCTCGCCATTGTTGAGGATGATTACCGCTTGCGAGTCAGTGAAGTCAGCCACCCAGGCGTATTCTTTCTCGCCAGGAGCGAATTTATCTTTCGCTGCCTTCTCCAGCCTCCGCTCACGCTCGCGATAGGTTTCCCCCACCAGAGCGCCGGAATTAGCTTTCAGTGGAGTGGCAAGATCAGCATTTACCATCATCCCTACCCCCTGTTCTGGCGTAGCTGCGCCAACCTCATCCAGAAGGATGGCGTCATGGTCCATCGCGTGAATTTTCGCAACCCATGAAGCCCCCTGAGCTTTCTGCTCATCGTTCGCTTCAAGCTCCTCCAGGAATACGGCAACGCTGGTATGGATTGGCGGAACATCCTCGCCTTTCTCCAGCGCTTCAAGACGCTCAAGGAGGCGCTTTCCGTCATCCGTGCGCTTTGCCACTTCTGTATCGATCCACTTCTCGACGTAGACGCGGTTGCCGGACTTCTTGACGTTTTTGTTCCATGCCCCTACATAACCCACATTCAGCCCCTCAGGACTAAAAGCAGAAACAAACTGACCGTTGACCTGTGGATGTCCAAGCGGTGCCAGTGTCCCCTCCAGGCCACTGTAGTGCTGGTCAATCTCACTGGCCGGATACAGACCGCCGTTCATGACCACGTTCGCCGGAAGGGTGTAGGAAGGAACAACCCAGTGCTCGCGTCCGTTGTGCTGTTCGCGCCGGATGGCCTTACTGTTCACCTTCGAGGTGACATTAACTTGCATTGGCATGAGTTAACCCTTAGCCCATTGGTAGCCACGGGCTTTCATTGTGTTAAATGTTTTCTGAGCTTTATCGATGATGGTGTCACTTAACGGCTTGCCGCTTTCATCGACCATAACCGCGATCGTGGAGCATTTGCAGTTCACGCCGTTTGCATCCTTAGCCCACCACTCCCGCTGCTCTTCTGCGGTATACAGATGGGCGTGACGCGCGGCATGGGTGCTTCGGGTCGTCGGGCTGAGCGCTGATATGTGCATCTGCTTTGTACGGATGCCATATCGTTCTCTGGCTTCGTCGTCTTCGTCCAGGCGCGCACGGCGCAGCGCGGTGGTAATCTCCGTCCTGGCAATACGATTAGCCCGGCGAGACTCAATCCCCGTCTGCTCAGTAAGGCGCTTAGCTATCTCCAGTGGATTTTGTCCGCGCCCAAGTCCATCGGTCAGTATCCGCGCCATATCCGCTTTCACACTGGCGCTGAGGTTCTTCATTTCCTCGAAGGTACGAGCGCGAACAAGAATCAGCCTACGTCGGTACGGTTCGCTGAGAAGGATTGTCGATACGCTTTCCTGTCCGGCAGCGTACACGGCTGATTGCTGCGCCAGATTGGCAAACTCCTGCGCCGTGCCGCGCTGATACGCCGGGTTGACGTAATCAGCCCAGAACCAGAATCCTGTCTCGTTATCTGCACCCAAAATCTCATCAACCAGCAATGAGGCATTGCTGAGGAGCATTGATAGCTGGGTGGAATAGAGGTCGAAGGTGTAACGCTGGTTTACTGATGGCGATGCAGGAATGCGGTCGAGAATGCCCTTGTACGCCTTGCCAATTCGCTTCATTCGCCTGGAGAACTCGCTCATTGCCCCGCGCTCAAGTCGGTCGGCACCCGTCGGGTCTTTAAGGTTTCCCGGAAGTATCGGTGACTTCGCTTTCCTCTTCGTCATCATCTACCTCTGGAAGTGGTTCGGGCGAACCCTCATACCCGGCGGCCACGCGAATTTCTTCACCAGTAAACACCTGCTCACCCGTGCCGATGGAAGCGCTGTTGATTTGCGACATCTTCTGAGCGGCATCCAGTTTTTCACTGTCGCTTTGCGCATTGAGGTCGTCCCAGATAACGGTCTTCTGACTGACCGGATCGAGGATGCTTAATTCGATCAGCTTGTCGCAGAAGTCCTCAATCTCGAATGACAGGTCGCCACGGCGAGACTGGCAGCGAGTATTGAAGTATTTCTGGTCTTCGGTGCTGCTGCGCTCGGCCTGCTGATTACCAACCAGAATGCGCGTCGGAATATCAACCCCTGCGGCGGCGGTCTGCAGGTTTACATCGTACGTTGGTGACGGGTCAGAAACCGGAGAAACCAAGGAGGTTACGCTGGCACCCTGGAGAGAAAGCAACACATCATTGCCGCGATTCATCTCGCGTGCAGCGTCGTTGAATCTGTCCTGCAACTCGTCAACACTGACGCTGTACATTGATGCCAGATTGGCAAAGTCGATTTCTTTATCGAAACTAAGTGCTAACTGTCGCGCTGCGTTCTTCAAGAATGACTCACCAGACCCGCCCTCTACCTTCTCCAGGCTAACAAATGCGTTATAAGCTGGCTCAAGGAACCCAATGGCATCGTCTGAGTAATCACCAAGGATGAAGACTCGGTCGGGGTGGATATTGACGCGGCGACTTGAACCATTCGGCAACCGTTCGGCGTACTGCCACATCTTCGGCTGGCCGTACGTCTTCGAGTTCAGGCCAGTGTCCCACTCGCTCACCGTGAGCGATCCGGCCCACGCCACTGATATTTTCTGAAGACCTCGCCCTTTAGTTACCGGAAGGTTCCAGTCTTTTTCATCGCGGACGTGCAGAAGGATACCTGCATAACGACCGACAAGGCGACGGCGATCCGCCTCGGCAAATGAGCGCCAGAACCGGTTGTTGAATACCTGCTTGGAATTTTTCTCCCAGGCCGTTTCTTTGCGCTTTTTGTCTGCCTGATCACCCTCAATGATTTCCGGGTTAGTCTGCCAGCACTTGCCCACCAGCTTCTCTACTGCGCCGTGGGCGATACCGCCACGGCGGTACAGGGCATAGAGGTTTTCGTAGGTTACCTGCTCAGGGAATCCATATTCGCACCATGCGGAATGGCGCTTATTATCCAGCCCCGTCGTCGGCGCAATCAGCCCCATACGGGCACGAGCCATCCGCGCATCGTTAAGAGCGTGATTTACCGCAAGTGTTAATTTATCACTCATTCGTGCCTCGCAAATTCGCCATGAAGACTCTCCCTCATCTCAATTAGCCAGGCCTCAACTACGCCTCTAGATGTAGAGAACTTGCGGTGGATTTTTCCGTTATCCCAAATTCGCCCCTGCCACCCGCAGTTTTTTGAGTGCCACGAAAGCCCCTTAACGCCGGATGAGTTATCTTTCCGAAGTGGGGTATTCTTTAGGTTTTCTGCTCTCGTTGCTGGGCGAAGGTTTTCGAGTTTGTTATTGGTGGTATTGCCGTCTTTGTGGTCGACATCAACCGATGACCCAAGCGCGCCATGCATCAATACCCATACCACTCTATGGGCAAGATACTTTTTCTTATTGATGGTGACGTAGTAGTAACCACGCGCGCCGTTGTAGCTTCCAGCATGGTCTCCGGCTTTAACTCTCCCAGAGCTTTTTATCCACACCAGGCCAGTTGGACTTAAAGGGCTGTATGCAACACACTCCCGGATTTTATGTATGTCTAAGCCCCCGTTATCACCAACGGCGAGAGTTAATTTGTCAGTCATGATTTATCCGTTGGTGGAGTTAAGGCATGAAAAAGGCCACCGAAGTGGCCTGAACTTATTGGTAGCTTTTCAACTTTATCGTATCGCCCTTAAATTGCTTCTGAAGCGCCTCTAGCAGAGCTGATTCTGTCTTCCCATTAGCAAGAACATCGTTTAGCTTTACCTGATTGCCAACCGTTGAACCCTTCGCGATACGCTGGAAAATGACGTTTTTGAAATGATGCTGCATAACTATCTCCTTGTAAGTACATCATTAATAAATAACGTCAATTCTTGGTGAATCTTTAATTTTTAACGCAACCTTTTGGGGATCATCATTCCGGCCATCTGCCCCTTACGCTTGATATGTCCGTCGAGGCTGTAGCGAATACCGTCCCAGCAGTGTTCATAGCCGTCGGCGAGTTTAGGCAAAACCTCGCCAGTAATGCGGTCCGTTTTGTACGACCACAAGCGGGCCTCTCGCGCCACGTTCTTGCAACGAGGATGGATAATGATTTCGTCGAAGCCGCGAAGATGGGCGATCCCGTCCTCAACGCTTCCCTGCCACTTCTCGGCAGCTGAGATGTTGAAGCCCTGCCGCTTGAGATAGCTGATTGTCTCAGGGCGCGCAGAGTCGGCCTTGATGGGCCAGTCTCGCGCGCCTGGAATCGTGTCGTACAACTCCGGCATGTGATCGAGCTCAGTCTGCTGACCGTATGCCTCGTATTCGATGTACAGCCGGTTGTGCAGGATGAACGAACGCACCAGCGTGTTAGGGTCTTTGGCGAAACCGAAGTCGGCACCGAAGAACAGGCGTTCAGCTTCTTTCCAGAGGTTTTCAGAGAACTCAGCGATCCGGTATTTTCCGGCCAGCACCTGCTTATCAGAGTTTTCGAGGTAATCCCCCTCCCACACCCATGCGTATGTTGCCGGGTCGAGGCGGCGTTGGTCATTCAGGCGCTCGCCTTCCAGCACGTCCGGGAACCAGGGGTTATCCGTGTAGTTCATCTCAACGGTGATGCAGTCGTCGCCGGCTTCTTTACGGAAACGCTTATCCGTGGCGCTACCGTCGCGCTCCGGGTTCCACGTCACCCAAATCTCTGATCCCTCTTCACGAACTGTCGGGCTGAGCTTCTGCCAGGCTATTTCGCTGACTGATTCAGCCTCATCTACCCAGCAAAGCAGGATGCGCGCTTTCGACTTGATGCTGTCGAGGTTATGCCGGAGACCGCAGAACACATAGTTAACGCTCTTGTCGATGGTGCGGATGTATTTCTCGCCGATGTCAAAATTGGAAGCCAGCCATGGTACAGACAGGATCGCCTGCTTCACCTCCTGCATGCTCGACTCTTCCAGTGAGTTCATGAACTCACGGGCGCAGAGCACCACGCCACTTTCACCGTTCATCATCGACTGATACGCCTTTACGGCAGTCATCAGCGCGAAGGTGCGCGTCTTGGCGCTGCCACGTCCACCGTGCGAGCATCGATAACGCTTATTCACCGCAGTGAACAGCGGCGCAAGCTTCGCGGGGATCGGCAGTTGAACGGCTTCACTCATGATTTCGGCTCAACGGGGAGCAGCTGGATGACAGTCGGCTTCGGAGTCATAGTTCCGTCTGAAGATTTGTGATCGATTTCCTGGCTGACTTTGTCGCCGTACTTCTTCGGGTTCATGCGGGCCAGAGCCCATTTTCGCGTGTCGATGCGAAGACGTGCTTTAGCTACTGCGGCAGCCTCTTCATTCACACCGTCAGCAATATCGAACATATCTTCGAAAATCGCATCAGCGCGTGTCTCAGTGGCTTTCGCGTATTGGTCGCGAAACTCTGCATGTTGTGCCAACCAGCGGAACACTGTCGCCTTGTTAGGCATCCCGGGTAGCTCACAAACTTTGCGCAGGCTTTCCCCATCGGCAAGCAGTGAACATATGTCAGCAGCCACCTCTGGTAGATAATCAGAAGGGCGGCCATTCTTTGGTTTGGTCGCCATAGTTTGTTACTCCGTTGTTTGTTCTTCTGGCTGTTCGGTTTGCTCTGCTGGTACCGGCGTAAACTGCACGCGCTTTACATCGGCAGGAGCGAAGTAAAGCCACTCGCCCGTCTCGGTCGCCAGCGGCACAAAGCCGTTCACCAGCTCAGGCTGACGTCGTGACATCTTGCCCGTGTACTCGCCGCCGTCGTTCGTAGTCAGTTTGATGATGTAGATGTCGGACATTGAGATCCTCTTTATCCCCTCAAGGGGATAGCAGGTGATTTATCCGCTGTAGGGGATATTCATTATCAAGCCCACCAGCAGGTGAGCTTTGTAATGGAAAGCCGTTGTGAAAGTGGCTCTCAAAAACCACAGATTTGTGGTTATGCGGCCAAGCGGTGCTGCTCTTCGATAAGTGGCTGGCGGTGATTACGCTCGAACATGCCGCGCAGCACTTCTTTGCGTTGTTCGAAGTCCCACCCCATGCTGATGAATACCGTGTTGGCGCGCTGTAGCTCGGTGATGCAGTGAATTTGTTCCGGCGTCAGGTAATCGCGGATCGGCTCTTTCTTCCCGATTTCGTGATGCACGCGGAACTTGGCCGCCGTCATGCCCAGCGCCAGTCGGTTAATCAGGTCAGCTTCGTTGCTGAAGTGATGCGGGGCGATCTGCTTACCCTGCGCCTCACGCTCATGCTTGATGGCATCGGTCATAGGCTTGTACTCCAGACGCGCCGAGTTGCGATCCATCTTCTTCTTCGCCAGCGCGCTGCGCATAGTGAAGAATTCATATACCAAGCGCTTTTTGAATTCACGCACAACTTCATTGTTTCGCATGTAGGTGATCAACAGCGTGGTTTGCTGTTCGTTTAGCAGTGCTATTTCCTGCTTCTGCATGCCTCCATCGGTTTGAAAGGGTCGCATTTCAAATTCCACCCTTCCGAACTCTTCGAGGTCGCTTTTGTACTTCCTGATGAGTTGAATCACTGGCTTGTGATCCTTCATGACACCACTGGCGATCACTGCCGAGTTGGTGACCAGGTCGAGCTTCTTGATTTCAACTAATTGCATGGCGATGTTCCTTTAGAAAGATGAGCCTGTTCGCACAGAAAAGCCGCCCCGAGATGGTCGCCACCATATACGGCAGTTCTCAGGCTCAGCTTTCTGAAAGACTCGGGATTGTTATGCGCTGCGATGCGCGGTTTACTGCGGGCATAAAAAAGCCCGACCGAAGTCAGGCTCTGTTATTTGGGTAACGAATCATTTAAGACACTGCTCTTTGATGTAGTCCTGCAGATAACCGACCTGCTTCGTCACTGTGGCGATTCGCTCTCTGAGGGTGAAATAATCCCGTTCAGCGGAGTCAGTAAGTCGGGGGCCGGTAGCATCGACCATGCCGCCGGTGCTGGTCGTTCCGTTCGTGGGACATCTGGCGTTGACGTGCAGCCCACACTTACCATCGCGAACACAACGCTGCAGATCATCAAGCCGCTTTTTCGCATCGGACAATTCCTTCGTGTATTTTGCATCCAGCGCCGCAGCATCACGCTGCCGGGTCTGCATGTCTTTAATTGTGGCGTTCGCCAGGCTGAGTTTCTCAGTGGCTTTATCGCGCTGGTCTTTGTAGGTGATGGCGTTGTCGCGGTAGTGGTTAATCGCCCAGGCCATGGTAACGAGCAGGAAGATAACGACAGCACAGATGATTGCGGTTAATCGGCTCATTTCACACCGTCCAGGCAGAGCGCCTCTTCTTTCCCGGCACGAGTAACCAGACCAGGCAGAACCCTGCCGCCACCCCATACCCAGCGAGGGAACTGGTGGCATGCCGCTGTGATGTCCCCACTTCTGAGAAGAGAGAACATCGTGGAGGTGCGCATGTTCCCGCAGCCAGCTCGAAACGTTACCGATACAGCTGCCGAGAAAGTATTGTCAGACAGCTTGCGTCCATTTCCGTAGCGGTTAACGCAGGACTCAGCATCAAGGATGTTGCGCTCCCACTCGGCTGCGATCTGCTGGTCAGACTTAACGGTGCCGAGCTTTACGCCATGCGTATTACCCATTCCGTCAGTAAGCACACCTGCCGGGCACACATACGGATCACGTCGGCAAGATTCAGCGTTGCCGATTAACTCCAGCCCGCGTTCGTTAGTCCTGACATGACCTGCATTCATCACGATTGCGATAATTGTAGCCACTGAACAAACGATCCCGGCCGCGCCACTCTTCTTACTCAGCTTCAAGTTCGCCACTGGACATTCTCCGCATTGCCTCCGTTACAACCTCGGCAGATGCCGGACGTTCGGAGTGGGGTTTCTCGCTTACCTCAGCAAGGTATTTAGCCAGTAACTGTGTACGTTTCTTTTCTTCTTCCAGCCGTTCACGCTCTTCTTTCCGTTTCGCGTAATAGGTCTTAATCGTGAAGTATGCAGAGACCAGCGCGCCGAGAATAAAGACGTAGTCCTGTAAACTGAGAACGGAAAATAACCCCAGAAGAGTTGACCACCAGTAAGGCAGATTGTGTCCATCTGTTGGGTTCATACGTTGCATTCCACACCTCCGGTTCCGGGGTGCTGTGTGGTAGTAGGGGAAAGGCCGTCAGACACGATAGATACGTGGCATCTGGAATTGATTGTCTGCGGCCTGAATAAAAAACCCGGCGACAGGCCGGGAAGATGAGGGTAAGGCAATGTCGGCTCTATGGCCGAAGGGTCCCAGGTAGTGGGTTTGGGTCGCCCGTCTGGATTCGAACCAGCAATCAACCAATTATGATTTGGGAGCTTTACCGCTTAGCTACAGGCAAATAAAAAGGCCGCCTAAGCGACCTGTCTGTTGAGTTGCACCTTCACCACATTTTGAGCCCACGTAAAAAGCCTCTTAGGCCTTCAGCGTGCCTCCTGTAATGCGATGTGCACTCATCGATAACATCATGAGCTGACACAAAGCGAAGCGACTTACAACCGACCTCTTTGTGCAACTTGTTTTTGACGTTGAATATTCGAACACTAAAAGCATCATCCACCTTTCTGATTTCGTAACGATAGGTGATGTTGTTAGTGCCGCCAACATAAAGCTGGAAGTTCTTCATGATGAGGCCTCTCTGTTTTCACTGGAGGCCATATTTTACATAAGTAATAAAAGATTATTAACTTTTAAAGACCACTTGGTTTACATAAAGCACAAAAAACAAAGCCCCGCACGGTGGCGAGGCTCTTAATTCTTTGTCGACCTACGAAGCTATGGCGACGATATCAGATTTACATGAAATGTATGCTATTTAATTGACTTTTGCAATACCCTGCTGCGAAAAAGTCGCCTTTTGTTGTGATCGTGTTCTCACAGTGCAGCGGAGAGAGTCACCATCAAGGCGTTTAAAGATGGCGCACATGGCCCGCCAGTAGTCGGCGTAGTTATGGCTCCAGTTATCCGGTTTAACGCCACACAGGGCAGCCAGGTCCTGGTGTTGATACACATCCTTGCCAGCCAGCTCCGCCTTGACGTCCTGCGCCGCCAGCCATATCAGTTTCTTCAGGCGTTCCATCGTCTTGCCGGCCACTTTCTTCGCACCGAGTTGTTCCCGGAACTCTGCCCAAGCCCACTGAGTGATCGCCACCTGGTATTCGAAGCGAATATTCTCGCTGTAGTTCCACAGCAGCCACGCTTTCTGATGGTCTTCCAGCGACAGCACCGCGCGGCGCCATGAGGCGGTAACAAACTCAACCGGCCCCACCAGCGCTATTGACGAACCCTTGGCGCGGGACTGGCTACCGCTCATCGCCGGGCCGTTCGGGTTAACTTTCCGGCCGGTGACCGGGTCGGTGATTTTCTTCCGTCCCCGGCTGCGCGCCGTCGCGGTGAATTGCGCGTTCTCGGCGAAAGCTACCAGTTGCCCTTTCGTCGCCCCGCTCAGATCGGCAGTCGCCACAATGAGCTGCTGACGTACGTATTCCAGTTGCTGACTGTTCATGCGGCTTCCTTCTGTGGCTGATTAGTTTTGGTCTGGCTGTGCTTTGCTACTGGCGGTAGGTTGGCGCGCTTAACGCTTTCGGCTTGGTACCGGATAATCTGGTCACGTGTCATTCGTCCACCCTCTCGTTCTGCCAGAGAGGAAGTGGTGACTTATCCCCGGCGCGGCGAATACGGGCTTTGGCGTTCTTCTCAATCTGAATGAGCTTCTCAATATTCTGACGGCGCTGCTTTTCTTCCCGGCGAAGATATTTCACGTTCTCCATGTAGCGAGACTCCTGGTCGCAGAGCGTCATAAGAAAGTCAAAAGGCTCGATCAGCGTTTCGCACTTCCGGCAGCGTAAGGTCCGGTCTTTTTCGTTCACCCAAACAGTGGAGTGCAGGCACATAACCTTCTGCCCTTCTCGCTGAATAACCAGCCCCTCCTGTAGGTCGTTATTCTTCGTCGGGAAAGTGACAACCTTGCCCAGTTCAATTTCGGTTTCTGTGCTCATGCTGCCTCCTGTCGGCGGGCGCGGCGTTTTTCCAGCGCGCGGGCTTTGCGTGTGAAAATGGATTTGATGCGCTGAAGGTATGGGATATCGAAGCGGCGCGGATCGTTATCAGATTCAAGGCGCTCGACACGTTCCTGTCCGATACGCTCAATCAGACGGATCCGGTACTCGACAGCATTGCCGCTCAACTGCCGGTTGCAGCGGGTGCAAGCGGAGTGGACGTTAAACACGTTGAATTTGAGATGCGATGCAGCGCCGCGCGAACGGTAATGGCTGGCGTCAATGGCGCTGCCTGTCAGGTAATTGCTCTTGCCGATGAGTGGATTGCCGCAGCTGACGCATTCTTTTCCCTCGTCCCGGATCCGTATGTAGCGGTTGAAGGCCGATTGGGCCTCTTTATCCCACTGAGCTTTAGTCTTGAATGACTCGCGCTTGGCCTTGCGACGCTGGCGGCCTGCCTTCTCTTCGGCGCGCTGGCGCTGAGCTTCCTTCTGCTGAGCGGCTTCGCGGGCTTTTGCGGTCTGTTCTTTGCCGATAGCGCTGGCGCACTCGAATGAGCAAACTACCTGCCCGTCGCGGACCGGGTGGAACCACTGACGACAAGCTTTATGGGCGCACTTGCGGCGCGGTAACTTAGCCATTCGCCCTCCGCGCCGCGAGACGCAGCCATTTCTGATCCACCAGGCGGGCGGTGTAGTCTTTCAGTGTCGGGATGTCGGACGGCTTAACCGCTGGCTTACGCTTGCGGCGCACCGGAACGCGGAAGATTTCGTTTGTGATGACGCGGGAAAGTGGAGTTGACATCAGGCCTCCTGCTTATCGCGCAGCACCTGAAATTCGCTGCTTTGAGGGATTGTGAGCACCAGGCCAAACTGAGCGCACCAGCCTTCCACCTGGCACATGAAATGGTGCATGTCGCCAGTGTCCAGATCGGACGTGTGGCGCAGCTCTAATTCAATCGTCTTAATTCCGGTCACGAAGTCGGTGTATTCAACCTCTTCATAACCGAGATAGGTCTTTTTGAGGTTGCGCTTTACCCATGCAGGCGTGGCGTCAGTGCGCCCAGACTTGATCAGGTAGTCGCTTATTTCCTTGTACCAAACGTGGCTCAGACTATTTTGTGAAAGGCTTCTCTTCTCGCGCCAGTCTTTGAGTTGGAGCCGGAAGCACTCACCGTTTTCGAGAAGTGGCTTCAGATGCTGAGTGATAGCACCAAGATTTCCACGGTGTAGCTTGATGCCGTCTTTGGGGAGAATCATACGGCCTCCTTAACGGAAACCGCAGAATGCAGAAAATCGCAGGTGCATTTCTGCATCTGTGACAAGGTGAGGAGTTCAGATTGTTGTCGCATTTAAGTCCCCTTAAATGCGCAGAAGTCACCGGAGTTGTTCAGGCTCCGATGACTCAATTATGGCGGGTTGATTACTGAAAATCAAAGGCTGATTATTCTCCGAGGAAAGTATATTTTTCTCCGTCAAAATCATGGAAATAAAATCCCTTGGCTGTTCTCTCATCGAAAATGAACTCGAACAGCTCATCATCAGCGGCGCCGTCAAAAATGACTTCCGTGACTGAGTCTTTAAGGAAAACTAACATTTCCGGCGATCCGTCAGTGAATTTTGCTTCCATAACGATTTTTGGGTTCTTTAGTAATGCAACTTTCATTTTTAGTCATCCTGTTTCAGGTAAACCGGATCGCTACCTTTCGGTAAAGCTATCGACTTCTCTCGATAAAACTTAAGGCGCTCAAGGAAGTAATCGCGTAAGTGCTCGGCCTGCTCTCGCATCACCACTTCGGCGATCACCGGCATGTTAAGTCGTTCTTTGTACGCCACGCCGGAGGCCGCAAGGTCAACGTTAACCTTGTCGCGTTCTTCTTGGCTTTTGGCTGCAATATTGAATTCACTCACGGCAGTGACTTTAAGCTGCGCATCACGTCAATACGCTTCCTGATTTCTTCATCTGGAATGGTTACGCCATGCTCAGCGATTAAATAAACCTGGCCTTCAGCATATTCAAACTCACGCACAGAGAACTCTTCATCGTAGTTGACTGGATCCACCTTGCCGCCTACATGATGAGCATCACGATCCCGAATCCAGTCACCACGGGTGATTCTTACGGGTGAACTTGCGGACTCAACTTCACGAACAACGCCGTTATGACCACCACCATAAACCAATACCTTAACCATAATCCTGTCGCCTTTTTTATTTGACGACAGGATTATACCCTCAAATATTTGGTTAAGATGCGCGCGAAATGTAAAAGATGAGTATAGCTTTACACCTCCTGCCGCGGTGCTGCCGGATACGCACTGCCTTCCTGACCTGGCTCGTTGCTTCCGGTGCATGCATTCCGGTGGTCATTGGCGTGCGGGCAGCGTTTGTTGCCACATACAGGGCAGACGACAAAGCGGCTATCAGCAAATGTCACCGGACGGCAGGTATGGCACCAGCATTTGGTTGACGTTTCCGCGTTTTCCCGACAATTGTTGGTTGACGAATTCACGATTTCCCGAAAATCAGGTGCTGCTGGCTGGAAAGGCTTTCTGTCTTTTACCCAGGTAACCAGTTCCTGAATGTACTTCTCACAGGTTGCCGCCAGCATTTCATCTGACTCCGGAGCTGCTATTCCAGCGTTGCTGAGCGCCAAGCGAAGACCATCCGGAATCGCCGGAGAGTTGCCAGACACGACGTCAGCGCGAACATAGAGAGTGTCGTCCTTGTGCTGATTGTCGCTGCACCATGTTAATTCGCTGAACTCGCCATTCTCTGGCCATACTCCAGCAGTCTGAAGCCAGATATGCTCTGGCGCATCCTTGCATGGCGTATTGGCTGGCAACTTGTAATCCGTCGTTACAGGTTCGGCCCCCTGAAGCATGGCGGCGCGGCAGGCGTTCCAGCCACCTCGATAAGTGTCATCGAAGCCTTCTTGCTCCATGAACCGACGCTTGTACTCTTCGCGCGTAAGTTCATCAGGCACAGATACCGGCGCTGGCGGGACTCTATACAGTGGAATTCGTGCCCGTTCAGGAACGGAGTCCCCCTCTGATATTTCATACCACCCCCAACGTGCCTCGTGATAGAACTCGCCAACAGCCTCCGCTTCGAGCGATGCCAGTGCGATACGCGCCAGCTCATTCAAGATTGCAACATCAGCGTGCCCGAGGGTGTAACCAGCTTTCAAATCGGCGACTGTTTGCACGGCCTGTTTGTCGATGTTGCTCATTGGGTGGCTCCTTTCGTGAAATTTTTCAGAATTGCTATCAACTGTCTTGCCTGCTCAACGTCGACGATTATGCTCTGCTCGGCATGCTCAATTACCAGATCTCCGTCATGGTCAACAAAGGCTGTTTTTTCATTGAATTCATTCGTGCTGGTGATAACGTAATTTTGCTTGCTCATGACTGCACTCCTTTGCGAAGCTGGGCGGCAAGTTCGAATTCGCCATGGTTAGTGAATTCTCCCGCGAGTTTCTCTCTCAGTTTCATAACTGCTTCTTTGGCGCTTTCAATATCCTTATGATGCCCAGCGCTGTATTTTTTACCGTTAAACTGAACGCTGGCAACGTAGCGTTTATCTCTCTTATTCCAATAAACGCCCTTTACCCCAGTGGTGTTATTTTTCTGGGTTGGTTTGTTAAACTGATTCTGCGATAAAGAGCAAAGCCGCAGATTTATTATGCTGTTGTCCGTCTTAATCCCGTTAATGTGGTCGATAGGCTGTGAAGGCCATTCGCCGTAATGCAGTAGCCATGCAAGGCGGTGAGCAAAACACTTCTTACCAAAAAGAGAGAATGCGTAATATCCCTGCCACGTTTGCGAACCTATGACCGAACCTGCCTGTCTTCCGCTGAAATTAACCTTTGCTGTAAGGACTCCGGTTTCTGGGTTGTAATCAATAAGGTCGCGAATATCGCCTACTGACATAAGGAGTTTCTTCTTAAGTCCTTCAATCTCTTTCTCCAGTGGCTCAGTTGCCTCACGTTTTACTTCAGCCAGGAAAGCGTCGGTGGCTGGGGTTTCGATTTCTGGCTTGGCATATACCGGCCAGCAATCAGTTCCATCGGAGTTTTTGTGTCCTGCCTCGTCATGAACATCAAGATATTCACCGCATGGGAGCGGGTCTTCCCAGGTTGGTGGAATAGCGTGCCAGGATAGATATGCTTGAGGCTTATCAAACGCACCCTTCAGCCCCGCATTCTCCGCAGCCAACGCCAACTTCGCTTCTCGCTCTGTCTTAAGTTGCATCTCCAGATTATCAATTGTGATATCAGTCTGGCGGCCGTAGCGCTCTGACTCGATGAGCTTCTGCTCTAACTCTTCATAACTCGGTTTCATGCTCTCACCCCATATACGCTTAAAATTCGCTTCATCGCCGGACTGTTCCGGCACTCCTGGCAGATCACGTTCACCGACTCAGTGCGGCGGCCTGATTTCTTTTTTGCCTGCGCCAGCGAATAAACTCGGTGACCTTTTGGGCCTTCAAACTTCAGTTCGCCAGAGTTGACCATCACCGAAATAACACTGGAGATGCTCCGGTAACTGGTACCCATGGCATCAGCAATTTGAGTTGCTCCCAGTTTGCTACCATCACTCAGTACGGATGCGATCCGCGCCGGATAACTCTCATCACTCACTCTGCGTGCTGCAGCACTGCTGAATGCGCCATTCAACGCCCGGTTCTTCAGGTGGAGAGCGCCAGCGCCTTTTCGCCATTCCTGGTAGTCAGCTTCACTGGTGAAGTATCCGAAACCAGCCATGCTGAAAATCATCTCCAGGCCACGCAGTGCTGCGATTTCCCGATCCAACCCCTTACCACTGATTCCAATCACCACGATAAGGTCAGCGCGCTTAACAGGCTGGTTAGCGGCCACGTAATCAACGATGCGTTGTTTTAAGCTGTCCATCTCACACCATCCCGTTCGACTTGTTGCGGTTGTACTTCGCCTGCAGCAGCTGGATCGGCGTAGGACCGTGATCGGCTGCCGGTGCTGCAATTGCCCGGCGTACTGGCGGCACTGGCTTACCCTCGGTGACGCGCTTCTCCCACATGTCCAGCAGGTCGCCCGCTTCTCGCGCCAGCTCACCATGCGTTAACTGGCGCTCTGTGCTGCGGTGGCGCAATTCAACGCAGATGTGGTACATGACCGGCTGAGACCAGGGGAATTGCTCGCTGGAGGTGAATTCGAAAGAACGGTTTCGCCAGTCCCAGTACTCGGCAATCAACTGGTCAACGGTGATGCCCAGCACCCCGCCACTCTGTTTGCACCAGGCGACGAACTGGCCCGGCGACGGCAGGAATGGGCGCTCCTGGCGGCGGGCAATGCGCATACCAGCATCAACCTGAGCCATTGAGTGGATCCCGTTCTCCTGAAACGCCAGCAGCCACTGACGGCGGAATTCGTTCAGGTCGTCCTGACTGCGGAAGTTCGCCATGCTGGCCGGGAACGCGGCGCGCAGCTCGTTGAACAGCCTGTTGAATACCTGCGCCACCTGCTCGACCGGCGCGCGCTCCTGGTACTGCTCTGGCAGGTTGTGGGCCATGCGACTCATCTGCTCGCGGTCATGGTTACGCATCTGCTCTGCAAGAGATTTCATCGAATCACCCCATAGGCCCAGTCAGTGTTGTTGAAGTCCAGATCCGGCTTTCCGCCTCGCTGCTCACCACCAGCACTGCGCTGCATCGTCAGCTTGTCCCACTGCTTACGCAGGCTTTCCGGGCTCAGGATGTTGGTCTGCCAGAAGTGGTGTTTGCTTGCCCAGTCGTACAGCGCGCAGATGTCCTGGTGCGACCTGTTGTCTATCTGGCGCATCAGGCGAACGGTGTTAGACCAGGAGGTCATGTCCGGGGCTTTGCAGGTTGGGTTAATCAGCTTCACCCTGGTGGAAATCCACTGGGCAGTTTTGAGGTCTTCAGCCGATCCCCACTTAGCACCGGATGGTGTGTAAATCGCAGCTTCTGGATGAGCTGATAAAAATTTCTTGAGACGTGCGTCAGAGGATTCGTCAGAATTCTCGGACGATAAGTTATTTATATTCTTGTTATTACCTTCTTGTTCATGATGTGCGGGGAATTGTGCGGCCTTATGTGCGGTATACCCATCTGAACCCGCGCCGTTACTGGCTTCATCATGTGCGCCTGTATGTGCGGCTTTATGTGCGGGTAAATCGTCCATTTTTTGAGCATATTCGACGTAGTTCGTGATGGTGATCACCCTGCCTTTTCGCTTCTCTCCTTCGATGGAAATCATCCCTTCGCGGACGAAAACAGACAGCATTCTCTCCACTGCGTCGCGGCTTGTCGGGTTGCCCTGGCGGTCACACAACTGAAGGCCTAGATCCGCAGCAGTGACGACCAGTTGACCGGGTTGCAGAGGCCATTGCTTGCCCTTGAAGAATGCCGTGTATGGCTGTCTGGCTGCGTCAATGAGCAGGTTCTCCCACAGCGCGCGCAGGAAAACATCCTTAGCCCAGGACTTCTTCTTGATGCTCCGGTACAACGGGACGTAACCAGATTTCTGGTTCTCCATCCTGTTGCTCCTTGCGGCTGAGTGCGCCGCGAAATTTGCGTAAGCGACGTTCGACACAGTTAAACCTCCTGCGCCTGGCGTTTTGGATTAGCATTTGTCATAATGACCTCGCACTTGTTATCTGCATTTGCACCTGAAAGTCGGTTCTGTTCGCGCAGACCGGCTTTCGCCATTTTTGTAGTTCTCACATAACCCCCAGCATCGACGTAACCATCGTCATCAGAGGGCCTACCTGCTCCGGCATGAGGCGGAACAGCGACGCTATACCCTCGCTTACCTCTTTCAGCTTCTGATGCTCTGGAGCGTCCAGCAGCACGGCCTGTTTAGCCTCAGCGAGTTCTTTCTCGGCTTCAGCCAGACGAGACATTTTGCAATCGGCACCGATAAGGCGAGTGCGATACTCAACAGGCAGCACGGCCATGATTGCGGGCGTCAGCTGGCGCACGTTCTCGCGGTACTGCTCGGAGTCGAAGCGATTATCCAGGAAGCGAAACAGTTTCTGGCGCGCCCGGCTGATGTCTTCCGGAAAGCTGATGGCGGTACCGCCCTGCTCCCGGTATTCGTTAATGATCAGCGCCGAAACGACGTCCTGATTGTCCAGCGCCGACGACCATGCCCGGACCGCATCGCGGATCTTTTCGTGGTCTGGCGCCGCTTTAGCTTGAGCGCGGTTTATCATCGCTCCCGGGTGTAATCCGGTATTGTGTTGATAAGTAAGTGATTGCATGTGCTATTCCTGATGTTCCTGCTTCTTGCTATGAGGAAAATCGCGGTATTCGACCGCCTTCACCTCGCCAGTAGGAAGCTTGTTGATAAAAATCTGACGACCAACCCTGATCGCTTTACTAATTGCCGTTTGGTGAACGCCGATGGCATCAGCTGCTTTGGCCTGACCTACCTCGCCAACAAACTCAGCTAAAGAAATTTTCATGTGGTTGCTCCATTGAGTGCATAACCAAACAATACCAGAAGTATTACACAAATCAATACTTGCGGTATTTTTAAAATATGAGCTTTGGTATTAATATCTGATAATGGAAAAGAAAAAGATTCTCACCCCCGCTCAAGTGGCTGATTCACAGCGTTTAAAAGCCCTTTACGAAGCGAAGAAAAAAGAACTGGGTATTACTCAGCAATCCATTGCGGACGCGCTGGACATTTCTCAGGGTGCCGTCGGCCATTACCTCAATGGAAGGAATGCCTTAAATACAGCGGTAGCATCGGTCTTTGCCAGGCTTCTTGGGGTTAGTGTCTCTGATTTCAGCCCGTCACTTGCGAAGGATATCTCTGATATGAGCTCGGTGGCGTCGGAAAATACTTCTTTCGCAGGGCATTATTCACCTGGCTCAAAATATCCGGTGATTAGCAAAGTTCAGGCGGGCGCCTGGTGTGAAGCGGTTGAGCCGTACACCCTAAAGGATATAGACCTTTGGCTTGAATCAGATGCTCACATTCAAGGTGAGGCATTCTGGCTACAGGTAGATGGTGACTCAATGACAGCACCGGCGGGTCTTAGCATCCCAGAAGGAACCTTTGTCCTCTTCGATACTGGGCGCGAGGCGATCAACGGCAGCCTAGTAATAGCAAAGCTATCCGATTCGAACGAGGCAACATTTAAGAAGTTAGTGATCGACGGTGCGCAGAAGTACCTGAAGGGTTTAAATCCACAGTGGCCATTGGTAGCGGTGAATGGTAACTGTCGAATTATCGGTGTTGCAGTAGAGACGAAGATGCGGCTGGTGTGAGCGGAAAGATGTTCTGGTCAGCGCATGGTTGGTGAGTAGATATTGAGCGTCTATAAGCGCTCACATGACAATAATATTCAGGATGATATCAATCAGTGGCTAAAAAAGGTGACTTTAAGCCTACTCAGAAAGAGGTTGATCAGGCCATTTCTCGTCCCAAAAAAGTAACCTTTAATGGTGTTACTTGGAATGGTAGCGAGGGCCGCACTCCGATCTGGTTTAAGCTGGATCTCAAGGCTTTTGATGATAATGGCAATCCAATAACTGGCGTAAGATTCATGCTGCATTGGCGCGCACCTATCGTTGAAGGTGTTGATATCGTGAAGCTTTCTTTTGTCATGTTTTTTCATGATAAGCGAATTTATGCTCTCGACCCATACCCAGCTGATAACAAGCCTCACCGCAATAGATCTATAATTAATCATCCGGACTTTGTTGAGGTTGCTCGCGGCCCGCACTATCACATGTACTTCGAAGCGGCCGGTGAGGAGATAGCACTAAAACTCGATACCGACATCAGCCCGGATGACTTTTTGGGCTACTGGAATTATTTCTGTCGGGCGCTTAATATCACTTATGAAGGCCAACCGCCTTTACCAAATCAAGACAAATCAGGTCAGCTATCATGGGAAATGTAACGTGTTCAACAGTAATATCTAAGCTCGGGTTTGAATGCCACCCAATGAGCGACACGTTGCTGCGCGTTGTTAGCCCATTTACTTACTATGACGATAGTGAGCATATAAGCGTATTTGTTCAGGAAATGAGTGGTCAGTATAGGATCACCGATTACTGCGACACGTTAATGAACATTGAGGCTAGAGGCATCCACCTGACGAAAAAGAAAATTGACTTGATAAGGTCATCTCTCGCATCGCAGGGCATCACTCTGAATGATTCTGGCGAAATATCCGCCTGGGCCGATGAGCTTTCTGTTGGGCAGGTTACGGCTAGCGTCATAAGAGGTGGACTGCTGGCATCTGCTCAAACCGCTGATTGGTATGCGGAAGTTAAAGATGATAAGTTTGAAAAATGCGTGATTAGTTATCTAAAATCCGTAGGACTTGGTACAAGGTTGGCACTAAAAGAGAAGGTGCGGGGCATTAGCGGGCATAACATCACCGTTCCATTAACCTTAAGAAATGAGTCTCCACTTGTAGCTCCAAAGCGAGGGTTTACAGTCAGCTTATCCAGCAGTAAAGGCTGGAATACTGCTCACTCAACTGTGGGGAAAATAGTGGATTTAAGCCAGGCAGTCCCAGCCATAAGCAATAGATTTGTGATTGTTGATAGTGATGGCTTAACACCTGAATTACAGCAGTTATCATTGCTTTTCAATGACACAGCTTTAGTGCTCCCTTTCCACAGCAGGGACACCTGGATAGAATCACTCGTCGCCTAAACTAACCCGGCCACCGCGCCGGGTTTTTTATTGCCCACCCATAAAGCTATCCCCCATTCTGCCGATAACTATCCAGCCTGAAGCTGATAACAATAACTATCGCAACACTACCTGCCCGCCCGTGCGGGCTTTTTTATTGCCCTTTCCGCACTATCTCAGCCGCATCCCTGTTCACGCCCTTCCCTATCACGTTTCCTGTTTCCTTCCGGTACTGCTTCAGCTTGTCGATGATGTTTTGCTGGGTCATGGGTAAATCAGCCAGTGACAACTCCATGACCGCCCGCCCCATCGCCTGAATTTTCATGCTTATACGCTCTTCATCCAGAACCATGCACATCCCTCCTGCTGTTTTTTTAAGCGTAGCACTGGTATTTACAAAAATAAAATCACATCAAATTCATACTCTTAGTATTAATCAAAGATTTATTAATACTAGCGGTATTGCTATATATTAATACCGCTAGTATTGTTAACTCATCGAAACGAAACATCGACAGCTGAGCGAAGTTAGCCAGCGGCGAAGTGGAGATTCGGTCAGTCGAACGGCGCGACAGTAAACCATGCGTCGGCCCCATGGCGAGCCAATGGAAGGTTCCAATATGCGGGATTACACAACCTAATGTTTTCTTACGAGAGATCAGTATGTTGAGTAATTGCATTGAACATAAACAAAAACAGCTTTATGGACAGACATCCACGACCGTCAATGGGAAAACAGTTTCCATCAAGCTGCATCGAAAGGCCTATTGCGAAGATCGTGGCGTTAGCCTTGAGAGCATTAAAGGGATGGTCATTCTTCACAAATGCGATAACCCACGTTGCATTAACCCAAAACACTTAGAGCTAGGCACTCAGCTAGACAATGTTAGGGATATGGAATTGAAAGGTCGCGCCAAGCACGTAACTGGAGAGAAGAACGGCGCAGCCAAGCTGACACCAGAAGATGTATTCGCGATACGAAGCTCACCGCTTAGTAACAGAAAAATTGCTGCTGTCTATGGGTTATCGCCTTCTTACATTAGTTCAATTCGATTGCGGAAAAAATGGAAGCACCTTTAGCCCTCCCGGCGGGCTCAGGGAGAGCGGCAATGGTGCGTAACTGGAATGTTTTGGGCTGGCAGACGGTTATCAGCTAGTTGGTGAGGTAATGGCTCACCAAGGCGACGACGGCCTTCCCTGCTTCATTGTGGGGAGCCAGCGCCAAAACATTTCTCCCGCATCAGCGGGTAACGACAGAGG